GCATATACAAATTGTAAAAATACCCATTGATCCGTTCTAGGCTGCAAATCTAGAACATATCGTGGGCTTTTCGGTGACAACGCGGCTAACAAGACCAAGTTGCGCCACCGATAGGGGAATAATCCCAATAACGATTGCGCTGTGATAGGTAGATTAATTCTATCACACTCGGACAGTATAGCCAATACGTTCGACACAAGTGTATTCTCGTTAAATCGAAGAAGGGCAAGGGGAAAAGGTGTTAACTCTTCCCCGTGACAGTATAAGCTTTTTGCAAATTCTGCCACTCCTTTTGCGATGTAAGTTTTATCTGGAGAGTAATCCATACCTAAGTATGAGATTAATCTGAGATATTCTTCAGCTACACCGAAACCACGTAATGTTAGGTCATCACCTAACACGCGATAGTCAGCGCGGACAGGGTTCAATCCCTGAGCTGCGAAAGACAACCTTACGAGATAGTGATGCGAGATCGCCATTACTGGCCAGCTCGATAACAATCCCATAGGTTGTCCTACACTGTACCTTACGTACTTCGTGTCCTTTCCTTCTTTGAAGGCAAAGGACCTTCTCGTTGTGACCCACCACCATCCTAACGCCTGTAAAGGAGTTAAGATGCGGAGACTGACGATGACGAATACTTGGTATAGTACCGGCATGCGATCAGTAGCGGCCGTTAAATCAATCGATGCTAAGGGGACAGAGTCCCCAGACATCTTCTTGATAAAATGACGTGCTGAATCTTGATCGAAAGTGCCGTCTTGACTAAGACGCCTCAAAACGAGGTTACACCTTCGATGTACCGTTTTTAGTAAGCTTTGCGAAAGGATGTCTCCAATCGCAACCACCCTCGTCTTTCCTCCCTTATCACTAAGGAAGCAAAGCCTTGAATGGATTGACTTACTATCACCTAACTTGAAGGATTCAAGATAGGCGTCTTCAAGAGCCTTGACAGCTTCCCGTTTGTTATCATACGGAAGTGTGAATAGTAGGATTAAAATCCCAACCATCACGCTGCTGTTGCTCAGACTTCTTAAATCGTCCAAATACCGGGCGTATGCCGGGGTTCCATTAGGCCCCGAGGATCCGCTTATGTGCCATTTGAATGTGGCACTCCAGTTTTGGTCGACCCTGAACGATTTATTAACTCGTTTCAGGCTACTTAAGTATCTCCACTTAAATAGACCTAAAAGTCTACCTTTAAATCCACTTGTAATCGTGGATGTATCGAGTACCGGATCGGTTAGAAATAACCGATAAGAGGAAAAGATACTAGTCCAGAATATTTTACTTAGTGTACAACTACACGAAAGTAACGCCCTATTGGAAAGGCGTTTATTCTTGGAACTTAAAGGAACTATATCCAAAGGGGTCCCCATCAGTTGTCTAACAAAGTAGTTAGACATAGTCTTGGCTCTTTTCAGGCCGTGTACACCTTCGCAAGTGTACCACCTGTCAAAGCTTCGGACTATTCTGATGGCAAGCCTTAAATCGACTCTGTTTAAAGAGGCGAAGTGGTGAAATAACATGTAAAGCTTGTTTACTATATGTAACAAGATTTTACGTTTTATACTTTTATTAACCATTTATTTATGAAGGTTAGTGAAAGTCATCGCTTTCCCTATGCAAGCAGTGAGGAGCCACGTGTGTCTTAGGTTTCATACTGGATTCACTACTTCCAATAGTGGAGCTATGCCGAGGCACAGCACGAATAGTTGACGGATTATTCAGAAGTCTTTCGA